GCATGAGTAAGCCGGCAGTAAAAGTTGAACTCGGTTTTGGTGAAGCCGCACCAGGTAACTTCTTTACCCTTGATAATGCTGTGCGTGGTGTGTTGGATAACACCACTTATGTTTTGAATAGTGGTTCTTGGTATGACGTGACTTCGTATGTAACTGATTTGAACATTAGTCGTGGCCGTAACCGTGAACTTGACCGTTTCAATGCTGGTCATTTGGATGTGCGGTTTATTAATCGGAGTCGCGCTTTTGACCCGACTTATACGGCTTCGCCTTTCTATGGCTCGATTGTTCCCCGTAAGGACATTCGCGTTAGCTTGAATGGGGCTTATGCGTTCGTTGGGCAGACTGATGACTGGTCTTTGGAGTATTCCACAGACGGCAACTCAACAGCTTCTGCTTCGGCGTATGACGGCTTTTTGAAGTTGAGTCAGCAACAGTTGGCTGGTGGCACTGCAACTTCACAGTTATCTGGTGCGCGTATCAATGCTGTATTGTCTGATTCGAATGTGCAATGGTCTGCTACTCAACGGCAGATTGATGCTGGTCAGCAAATGTTGCAAGCCGATGTGATCAAACCTAATCAGGATGTTTCCGCTTACATTGCTTTGATTGAACAGACTGAACCTGGCATGTTCTTTATCAATAAGTCTGGTTATGCGACTTGGCAGGATAGGGCGCATGTTCCTGCAACGGGTTCGATAACAACTTTGGCTGATGATGGTTCGGGTGTTCCATACTCAGCGGTTCATGTTGTGTATGGGTCGGAACTTCTTTACAACCAGGTGACGATTAGTCGCGTCAATGGTGGCACCGCGACCACTATGAATGGTGATTCGCAAACCGCTTATGGTGTGCGAGCCTTATCTCAAACAGGTTTGTTGATGGACAATGATGCTGATGTGGCTAATCTGGCGCAATGGTTGGTGAATCAATACGATAACCCTGAGTTCCGTTTTGAATCCGTTGAAATCGTGTTGAATGATTTGTCTAATGCTCAACAAGCTTCCGTGTTGGGATTGGAGATTGGTGACTCATGCAACATTGTGTTTACACCGAACGGCATTGCACCGGCTATCACTAAGACTTGTACCGTGTTGGGTGTTACTCACAACATTGGGATAGATTCGCACAAGATTGTGTTGAAGTTCAAGACGTTGGAAAACAGTATTTTCGTTCTGGATGATGCCGTTTACGGCTTGCTAGACTTGAATTCATTGAGTTATTAGGAGATAAGACATGGCTGGTTCTGGTTGGAGAACGTTCACCGCTGGTGCGGTTTTGACGGCTGCTCAGATTCAAAACTATTTGCAGGATCAGAGTGTGCAGGTTTATGCTTCGGCTTCGGCCAGGACAGCTGCGTTGGGTACTGCGGTCGCAACGGGTATGGTTTCGTATCGTACTGATGGTACTGTCGTAGAGTATTACAACGGTACTTCTTGGGTTGGGTTCGCTGACTTGACTAAAGACCAAACTTTGCAGAACAAAACACTTCTTTCACCGTTGGAAACTATTACTGTTTCGGCTACTGCTGCAACAGGTACCGTCAACTTTGATATCAATACGCAAGCGATTCTGTATTACACCACTAACGCTTCCGCTAACTTCACTTTGAATGTTCGCGCTTCATCGACCGTAAGCCTAAATACTTACATGGCTACTGGTGAGAGTGTGACCATTGTGTTTATGAACACTAACGGTGCAACCGCTTATTACCCGACCGTGTATCAGATTGATGGTTCGGCTGTAACCCCGAAGTGGGTTTCTGGTGTGGCACCAGCCGCAGGTAACGCGTCAGCTATTGATTCGTACACTGTAACGATTATCAAAACAGGTTCAGCCGCTTTCACAGTTTTGGCTTCACAGATCAAGTACGCATAATGCCTTTGTTGTCTACATTCGCTGGTGCTTCCGTCAAGGGTTATAACCCTGGGCAGGGGCGTTCTACTGTTACTGGTGGGACTTTGACTTCGGATGCAACTTATTACTATCGGACGTTCACTTCTAATGGCACGTTGACTATTACGAACTCGTCTTTGGCTTTGGATTACATCATGGTTGGTGGCGGTGGTGGCGGTGGTTCAACATCGTTCTTTGGTGGCGGTGGTGGTGGTGCCGGTGCGTTTGTTTCTGGGTCAGGGATTGTTGCACCAGCAGCGTTGAGCATTGTTATTGGTGGCGCAGGTTCCGCAGGTTCTGGTGCAGCTTCGACTGGTGGATCAGGAACGTCAACAACTTTCAACAGCGTTACTGCAACTGGCGGTGGTGGCGGTGGTGGTGGCGCTAATGGTGCTAACGGTGCTTCTGGTGGTGGTGGTGCAGGTTCGAACACTGCAACCGCTTATACGGGTGGTACTGGGTCTGCTGGCAATAATGGTGGTACTGGTATTGCTAACGGTCAAGCCGCTGGTGGTGGTGGTGGTGCCACTGCTGTTGGTGCATCAGCTGCTGGTTCGGGTGTGGCTGGTGCTGGTGGTGCCGGTAACACTTCGTTCAGTTCATGGGCTTCAGCAACTTCTACTGGTGTTGGTGGTGGTTACGCTGGCGGTGGCGGTGGTGGTGCGCAAACAACTTTGGGTACTGCATCAAATGGTGGCGGTTCGGGTGCCAAATCCTCAACAACAAGCGCGGTTGCTGGAACAACTAACACTGGTGGCGGTGGTGGTGGTGGCACTAACACAACACCTGGTGCATCAGCTGCTGGTGGGTCGGGTATTGTCATTGTTCGTTATCTAAAGTCGGCGGTATAAACATGGCGCACTGGGCTGAAATAGATGAAAACAACAAAGTTTTACGTGTAACCGTTGGCGACAACAATGAACCTGATGAGGGTTACCAGTGGTTGATTGACAACCTGGGTGGGCGTTGGGTAAAAACTTCTTTCAATGCAAAGATTCGTGGCAAGTTTGCAGCCATTGGTGACTTTTACGATGAGGTTGCTGACGTGTTTGTTACGGATGAGGTGCCGTCATGAGTGATGACGAACTAACGCCTAAATGGGGAGTTGAAATCTTAGTAGCTATCGAACGTTTATCGTCACGCATTGAAGCCAACGACCAAAGACATTCCGCGTCAGCTAGTTGGGCTGAAAGAAATATCCTTGACCATGAGAAGCGAATGCGTTCCCTTGAACAGTTCAAGTGGAAGATTATGGGTGGGGCAGCCGTTATTGGTTTCCTCACTTCGTTTGTTGGTTCGATTATTGCGAAGATGATTTCGGCATGACTTACATTGACCCGTTCCCTGGTACTCGCGGTGATGGTTTAGGTAACCTAGCCCCATACCGTAATGGCAAACCTCACCGTGGATCCGATTGGCATCCAGCCGAACTATCAGTGATACCCGCAATCACTTCGGGGAAGATTGTGAAAATCTTTTGGAGTGATGTTCTGGGCAACTGTGTTGTGCAAGCAACTGATGACAAAATGTACATTTTGTACGCTCACCTTGCAAAGAAACCAACAAGTTTGAAAAAGGGTTCTACGGTTGCAGCTCATTCACCTATTGGGCGTGTCGGTGGTGGCGCTAACACACCATCGGGTTCCGCGTCAACAGGCGCTCACTTGCATGTTTCGATGTGCCATCAGAGTGCTGGTGTTGATGTTCACCTGATACCGTTTAATTTGTTAGTTGACGTGTTCAAATGGATTGACAAAAGCAAAGGCTGAAAATGACCGAACAGACTCGCAAAAACATTTACACCATCGTGGCAGCGGTTGTGCCAATCCTAGTTGCTATGGGTTACCTGAGTGATAACCTGGGTAAAGCCATTATTGGGTCGGTTACTGGGATTCTTTCAGTAGCGACTGTGCTTCTTGCTCGCTATCATGTTGGGAAATAAGACGCTTCAACTGTCGTCTTTCATCCGGTGTTAAACCACCATAGATCCCGAACGCTTCATCAGCTTTGATGCCATAGTTGGCGCATTCCGTACTGATGGGGCATCGTCTACAAATCATTTTTGCCATTTCTATTTCTTGGCGTTCCATCAACATTTTGTTTGATTCGGGAAAGAACACTTCTGGTACTTGTTCGCATTCAACACCACCGTTATTTATAACAGCCCTTATCAAAGATTTGTAGGCTCGCGTTGCTTCGGTTGAATGTCGTAGGTGTGTCATAAAGTAAACCTTACTTAGAGAGGTTGTGTTATGGCAAATGTTGGGCATTTGACACCAGAGTTTGATTCGGCTGTGTTGTTGGGTGATTTCGTGAACGGATCAGCTGAGTGGCATGAAGCCAGGCAGGGTTCGTTGGGTGGGTCGCAGGTTGGTGCGGCTTTGGGGTTGAACCCGTGGGAGTCCGCTTACACTTTGTGGTTGAAGCTGACGGGGCAGATTGATTCGGCTATCCCTACTTCGATGAGTATGCGTTTGGGTACGAAACTTGAAACACCTATCCTGGAGATTTTCGCTGAGGAACATCCAGAATTGGAAGTGTTCACTACCGGCACTTATGCACACAAAACTGATTCTTGGAAGCATGCTAACTTGGATGGTTTGTTCCGTGACGATCAGGGCATGGGTGTTATTGAAGTCAAGTATTCGGCAGACTTTTGGACTGAGGTGCCAAAACATTACGAGTACCAGGTGCGTTGGTACATGCACATTCTTGGGTTGCAGCGTGGCGTAATTGTTGCGTTGGCCGGTTCGTCTTACCGCGAGTTTTGGTTTGACCGTGACGACTTCGTGGAAGAAGCCATGTTGGAACGGTTGGGCGAGTTTTGGAATTGTGTTAAAACACAATTGCAACCAGCGTGGGATGGGTCTGAGTCCACTTATCAGAGTATGCGTCAGCTGAATAAGAACATTGTTGAGGATGATGTGGAGTTGGGTGATTTGGCGCGTGAGTTGTTGGTCGCTAATGTTGAACTCGCTGATGCTAAAAGTGCTTACAACTTCTGGGCTAGTCAAGTTTTGGCTCAGTTGGGTGAGTCCCGAAATGGGATGTTGGATGGTGAACGGGTTGTTTACCGTCAGAACAGTAGTACCGGTACACCGTTTCTAAAGATTGCGAAAGGAAAGTAAATGGAAATTGTTGTTGGGTTGTTGGGGGCTGGTTTGGGGTTTACCCTGGTTCGGTTGTGGTTTGTAGATCGCATGTTGCAGCGTGTTGCAGCTACTGTGTTGGAACAGTCGAAGGCGTTGGATAAGATGGCTGATTTGATGGTTCAGTCTGGTGAGATTTTGTTGACTGTTGTTAATGGGCGCGACTAATGGCAACATTTAATTTGGCGGATTATGAAACCGTTGAGGAACGTCTGAAAAGGTTTTTTGCTGACCACGATGACGGCAGAGTGATTACCGAAAATCTCACTACATTGCAGGATAGGCAGGTTTCGACTTGGGTTGTAAAGGCCACCATCTTTTTTGATGAGGGTTCACAAGCCGCTGGTTTACCGAAGGCTACCGGTCATGCGTTTGAGGTTGACGGGTCTGGTGGGGCGAATAAGACTTCTGCCCTGGAGAACGCTGAAACATCCGCTATTGGCCGTGCGTTGGCTAATGCAGGGTATTCGGGGAACAAACGTGCTAGCCGTGAGGAAATGGCTAAGGTCGAACGGAATAACACACCTTCGGCACCGTTGATTGATTTGTTTGGTCAAGCTGACGCACTGGTGGTTGCTGGTGACTTGGATGGGTTGCGTTCGTTGTATGCTAGGGCTGAGCGTGGCGGGGTTTCCGCAGCCATCCTGAAGGGTATTAAAGAACGTGCAGATGGACTTAAACAGCCACAAAATCCTGCAAGCTAGTTGTTTGGAGTTGCAGGAAGCGTATTATCAAGCGATGGCTTCCAGGCAGAGGGCTACTGCTAATGGTTTGAATGTGTTGTTGGGGGAACGTTTGGAAAGGTTGAGGGATGGAAGATTTTACACCGGCTCAGGTGATTCTGGAGTTGACGAGGATTCGCGAGGAAGCAGCTAAGGGTGCTGATGCATTGTTTCGTGCTGAGGAGAAATTGGCGCAAAAAGAATACGAGTACGAGTTAGCGTTGCAGAAGGCGTTTCTGGGGGCTGAGGGTACTGTTGCGGATAGAACAGCGATAAGCCGTCTACAAGCCGCTGAAAGCCGTTTGGGGGCTGATTTGGCTAAGGCAGAGTTGAATCGGGTTAAGACTAAACTGAAACAACTTGAGTTGGCGCAAATGTCAACACAAACCGTTGCTAAACAAGTGGAGTTAGGATACAAGTTTGCCTGATCTAATCAATAACCCTAAACATTACACACAGTTCCCTGTCGAAGTGATTGAGATTACAGAATGTTTGAACTTCAATCTGGGTAATGTGGTGAAGTATGTTTGCCGTGCAGATTTCAAGGGTTTCAAGTTACAGGATTTGAAGAAGGCTCGTTGGTATTTGGAACGGGAAATCACCAGGTTGGAACGTGAACAGTAAACAGTTCAGCAAGTTTCTGAAACGTGATGGGCATTGTTTGCATTGCGGTTTGGATGATGACACTTTGGTTCCACAGCATCGCATTGGCCGTGGCATGGGTGGGTCGAAACTGCTTGACCGTGCTTCGAACATTATCGTGTTGTGTTCGGCGTTCAATGGTTTGATTGAGTCGAATGCTGATGCAGCTCGTGTTGCACGGCAGAATGGTTGGAAACTTGATTCTTGGGTTGATCCAGAGTTCGAACCGGTGTTTGATTCTGTGTCGCGCACCTGGTTCTTGTTGAAGGATGACTTCAAGAGGGAGTCGTTGTATCCGTGGTAAAATAAGAGAGAGGCAAGCCCCGTAAAGAACTTGCCCCTCAACCGATAATCACCTATCGGCATTACTCATTTTAGGGTATCTGCCGGAGAAAAGGCAGTAATGAGTGTAATCAACCTTTCGCGAAAAGACGCTGTACCATTCGCACAAATCCCCAACGCAGCCATCCGTGACCCCAAAATAACGCCAAACGCATTCCGTCTACTCGCATACCTGATGAGTCATCAGGATGGTTACAACCTGACTTATGACCAGATCGAAACGCAGACCGGTATGGGTCGTTACGCAATAAACGAAGCATCGAAGCTTCTCGTTGATTTGGGATGGCTGCAAGTGAATCGCCCAAAAGTTGACGGCAAGTTTGCCTGTAAACAGTGGGTTGTTTTGAATCCTGATGCGAATGAATCCACCGCGGGCGATTCCACTATGGAACAGCACCACATGGGGCAATCAACGGACAATATAAGAACATCAATTACTAAAGAAAACCATTTAGTTAAGAACACCATAGTTAATGCTCAAAGTGACTTTGAAAAGTTTTGGGAAGCATACCCTCGGAAGGTCGGCAAAGGCGAAGCAAAGAAAGCATTTATGAAACAAGCTGACTCAGTTATTGCCATTCTTTCGGGTGCCTTACGGCTCGCTAATGATCCGAACCTTCCACCGGCACAGTTCATACCTCATCCAGCAACCTGGTTGAACCGTCAAGGTTGGTGGGATGAACCGTACCCTGAACGCGATAAAAGCCCTGAAGAAAAAGCGGTCGAACAAACCGACCGTGCCAGGCGAATCATGGATGCACAAAAACAAGCTGCACAAGAAGCCATCATGGAGTCAAGGGAAGCTGCTAAACGGGCTACACCAC